GGAACCAGGCGAGTTTGGCCTAGGTGTTATTGCCACCGCTGATTCAAGTGGATTTGACGGTGGTTTTCAAACTACCGCGATGCAGTTAACGATGGTGGTTCCATAATGCCGTTGTTTGGCATAGTACGTGATAGTCCTTTTATATTTCTAGGGCAACGGTACGCGCGTGGTATCAGAAGAGCAGGAAGAGTTCCTTCCGGGCGCGGTGCAGCAAGAGTATTTCCGTCTCCAGCTAGGATTAGTTTTGGAAAACCACTTGTTGTATTTAGACGAGGTCCACTTGATAACCTTCTAAACTCTCCTCGTGGAGAGGTAGGACGTTACCTGTTTCAACGCGGTACACGCATACTTGTTGCAGCAAAAGGACAGGTTGGAGTTAAGACCGGAAGGTTAAAGGCCTCGATCAACATGAGGCAATACCGCTCTGTAGGAGGTCAGTCATTAAAGATTGGTTCTCCGCTTAGCTACGCGCTTATTCATCACGAAGGAACAAGACCTCACATAATTACGCCGGACAGAGCAGAGTTTCTTCGCTTCTCTTCTAGGGGAAGAGTCATCTATACTCGGGTAGTAAGACACCCTGGAACTAAGCCTAATAAGTACCTCGCCGATAACCTTTATTTGATAAGATAAGAGAATTGAGACGACCGTCTCGATAAAGACACAAACAAACAACGGAGGAAGAAACAATGACTAAATACAGAGACTTTGGCTCTGGCAAAAGTACCGGTGAAGTTGAACCTGTAACCTTTAAGATTCACGACGAGGAATTTTCGTGTCGTACTGAACTACAAGGTAAGGCACTTCTTGACCTAGTAGCTCAGTCAAGCTCGGAGGATCCAGCCCAGGCAGCAAAGACAATAGGTAACTTCTTTAAGAACGTTCTTCTTGAGGAAAGCTACAAAAGATTTGACTCTCTTCTTACGTCTTCAGACAAGATCGTATCGGTAGAGACTCTTGCCGAGATCTCAGGTTGGTTGGTTGAGGTGTACGCAGGACGCCCGGAAGAGGAGCCAAAAGTCTCCTAACCTGGGGAGTTGACCTTTGGCCTTATGTTAATGGAAAAGCACTAGTGAACGGACTAAACTTGAAAGAGATGAGCGCATCGGACATGATCGATGTTCTGCACTACTTCCTCGAGGATGACATGAACTTTTCATCCGCAGAGCAGGCAGACGCAAAGGATCGTTCCCGCGAGATCATCTATCAAGACTTTTACGGTCATAGTTATGCTTACTCCAACACCCAGACAAGAGCAAATGCTAGATACTCAGCAGGAGGTCAAAACTTTACAAAGGACTTTGATGTCTCCGCGGTTGATGAGGAAAAGATTCAGGTGTTTGATCCAATGAAGAAGCCACCTAAACCTTTTGTCCCTGCTACACAGGTGAACGCGTCATCAGCAAGACCATTTGGCTCAGTTCTAGACGAACCACTGTCTAGATAGTAAAAGACTAAAAACAGAAAGGAGGTGAGTAAAAGATGGCAATAGTCGGAGATGCCTATATAGTTGTTAAGGCGATAACTACTGGCTTTGAGTCCGAGGTTCGTCGTGCGGCAAGCGGAATAGATCTGAACAGAGAAGGACGCTCCGTAGGTGACACGTTCAACAAAGGATTTGGTCGAGGAGTTGGCTCAGGACTAGGTGATTCTCTTTCATCGTTTCAGGCGGCTGCCTTGGCAGCACGCGTGCAATTTCAAGCGTTAGTTAGAACCAGCTATATTGTTGGACCTGTCCTGTCTCAACTTGTGTCTACAATTGGAACTCTCGCAGGCGGACTTGTATCACTTGCGTCATCGCTAGTTGCGGCAGCACCCTCGGCAATAGTTCTTGCAAGCGCACTCACCTCGGTAGGAATAGCGGCCATAGGTCTAAGGGCCGCATTGTCAGGAGTTGGAAAGGCAATATCAGCCGGAACCAAGGCTAACCTCGCCGGGAAGAAAAGTACAGACGCGGTAGAGCAGGCGACTAAAAGACTTCTGCTTGCAACAGAGCGCGTTACCGAGGCGCAGGAGGACTTTACTAAGGCCGTTAAGGACGCTCAGGAAGAGGTGCAGCAACTTGGCTTTGACGCAGAGGATGCAGCACTTGCCGAGAGCAAGGCAGCGATTGAGCTTGAGAAGGCGCGTGAAACTCTTCAACGCGTACAGGACCTACCTCCTAACTCCCGTGCAAGAAGAGAGGCAAACCTAGCGTTTGAGGAGGCAGAGTTAAACCTTCGTCGTGCGAAGGACAGAAATTCAGATCTGCGCAAGGAGCAGGAGCGTCTTGCCATCGCTGCGGTTGCCGCAGGCACCACGCAGGTTGAGCAGACTGACACCTACATAGACGCTCAAAAAAGTTTAGTTGATGCTTTACGAGATCAGAAGGATGCGCAGGACGCACTCAACAAGGCAAAAACTGGAGGTAGCGCAGATACAGGATTTCAAGACGCACTTGCGGATCTGTCAGAGGAGGCGCAAGGATTTGTAAGGTACATGGTTGGCACGTTCATACCTTCACTAAAGGAACTACGTGACGCACTAGGTCAAAAATTATTCTCTCAACTTGAGGCCGGACTAGAAAGACTTAGAACAGTACTCTTCCCTGCACTTAAGCCGGCACTAACAGAGCTTGGAAATGACATCGGCGCGGCGTTTGGAAAGATCATTGACGCCATCGTTAAGCTGGAAAATATAGAAAAATTAAACAGCGTAATTGCTCAGTCAGGTGTAAGTATAAAAAGTTTTGCCACAAGTACAGGAAATCTGTACGAAGCATTTTTAACGTCACTGGTCGCAGCCGAGCCTCTAATAAATAGATTTAATAAGTTTGTAGAAAATAAAACAGCTGGACTTGCAGATCGTCTTAACCTACAGGAGGCGTCTGGAGAACTAACTAAGTTCTTTGACAAAGCCGGCGACATAGCTGCGTCGCTAGGAAAAATATTTGGAAATGTTTTTGGCGGTATTGGAAATATAGTAAAGGCAAACTTTGCCCCTGGAGGGGGCGGATACGTAATCATCGAGTGGTTGAAGGAAGTAACTGGTAGATTTGATAGCTTTTCAGGATCTAACTCAGGACAACAGACATTAGTTAAGTATTTTAGAGACGTTGCGATAAACGCAAAGGCTGTACTTTCAACCTTAGGCGCGTTTACTAAGGTTATATTAAAGTCAGGCGCTGATCCAAACGTTGGTAAGTTTTGGACTATATTAAAAGAGGCAGCTCCTATACTTGAGAGTCTGCTTACTCAGCTAAACGCGGCTGGCCCTGAGCTTGCAAAATTTATAGTTGCGCTGTTTAAGTTTGCCGAGGTAACACTAACAACAGGCGCGATTCAAACATTCTTTACGGTTCTAACCACCGCACTAAACGCATTAACAACAGTTCTTTCATCTCCAGGTGTTAAAGAGCTATTTGATTTTGGCTCAAAGGTACTTGCTGCTTTCCTTGCGTTTGGCACCATTGGAAAAATATTAAGCTTCGCAGGAAAAGTTATAGTGGGTAGCTTGACGGTGATGGGAACAAAGATTGCCTTTCTTCTAAGTCCAGTAAAAAGTTTAACAACCGCCTATCTAAATCTTGGAAAAGTAATCGCGCCTATTGCAGCCTCAATGAGTATAACCGTAGGAACATTTTTGTTAGCTGCAGCAGCAGTAGCAGCCGTTGTTGCCGTGTTTGTCCTAGCGTACAAGAACAGCGAGTCTTTTAGAAACTCTATTAAAGCACTAGGAGACGCTTTAATGGGTTCAGTGAAGGGAGCTTTTGATGACATAAAAGCAACCTTTGATAAAGTATTTGGTAGCAGTGAAGGGTTAAGCAAGGCATTTAAAGTTATAGGAGACGTTCTTTCAGTTACCGTAATACCGGTGCTAGGAGCTGTCGGCGGAGCAATTGCTGGACTTGCTGGTGGTGCCATAAACACAATTATCTACGCCCTAGGCGCTCTAAAAGATGTTTTTGTTTTTGTATTCAATCTTTTCAAAACAGTTGTTGGCGTATTTATTGGACTATTCACTGGAAACTGGAACGTTGCCTTAGAAGGACTTAAAGGTGGCTTAAACTCATTCAAAAATTTCTTCTTAAATATTCTAAAAGCAATTATTTCACCATTTAGAGGACTTATCAACGGAATAATTGACGCGTGGAACGGCATGGCTTCTAAATTTAAAGTTAGTCTGCCTAGCTGGGTGCCAATTATCGGTGGAAAAACTTTTTCATTTAGCCAAATTCCGCGTATTCCAGTTCTTGCTAAAGGCGGAATTGTTATGCCTTCCGCCGGCGGAACTCTTGCCACAATCGGTGAGGCAGGACGCCCAGAGCGCGTTGAGCCACTGGATCCAGACGGACTTTCAAAGCGCGACAAGGCAATGATCAAGCTTTTGTCAAGCGGCCAAGGTGGAGGAATGACAGTAAACGTCTACCCATCACCTGGCATGGATGAGACAGAGCTTGCCTCACTAGTTTCACGTCAGATAGCGTTCCAACTACGTCGTGGAGGCGCATAACATGGCAAGAAATAACCTGATAGTTAATCCTTCGTTTAAGACAAACACCACAGGTTGGTCAGCGACAGGATCAAGCACGCTCTCTAGAATTACAACAGACTACTTCTACGGCTCGTCATCTCTACAGGTGGCAAAGGCTGCGTCTGCAAACTCCGGTGCGGTAACCTCATCTAGAATTTTAGTAACACAAGCATTATCATACGCGCTTGGCGTCTATGTAAAGATCGCGGCGACGGAGGAGGCTGGAACTCTAGTCGCAAGGGTGCAGTGGTATGACTCTGCCACGGCAGGAAGTTTACTTTCAACCTCAAACACAATTTCTCTCGATGTAATTCCTGGCGATGACTGGGTAAGACTTACAGGAGTGTTCACTGCTCCTTCAACCGCGCTAAGCGCTTTGATATCTATTGTTCAGCCGACCGCAGGAACAGCGGCGGAGACCTTCTACGTAGACGCTGTCTTATTTGAGCAGGCAACGTATCTAAACGAGTACATCGACGAGCCAACGCAGGCGCAGGAGACAAAGAAGGTAGACAAGGGTCTTTCTCCAGTTCCATATCCAAAGATCACCGGACTAAAACTTGACGCAGGTATCAGTCTTGGGTCTCTTATATTAAACACAATAGACGAGAATGGCGTTGTCTGGGTGTGCACCGACATCGAGGGTTGGTGGAACCACCCTGACACCGACATCGACGACATTCCTCGCGGTTACGGCGACGGATCCTACGACGTGCGCGGAAGATACCAGGCACGCCAACTTACGCTTAACGGAGTATTTTTAGTTCCTGACGCATCATACGTCGCGGCTGCGCGCTCCAAGCTTATCGAGAACACCGACCTCGTATACACAGGTAACTGGCTTATCACTAACGAGAACCCACCAAAGGCCTCGTACGTACGCCTAAGTGGACGTCCTGAGATAAACACTGTTAATCCTCGTGGACGCACAGAGTTCTCGATCGGACTACGTGCTCCGGACCCACTTAAATACGAGTGGTTTGCAGGCAACGAGCTAGGCTACAGATCCGTTGTAATACCAGGGCAGAGTGCCTCTCCGTCCGTCTCTGGCGAGGGTTCTGTTATAAATACGGGTAATGCCTATGCGCCTGTTGTTTTAGAGATCACAGGTCCTCTAACAGGCCCTGGAGTGATTCAAAACGTAACCACAAACGAGGAGATCACGATAATCGAGAGCCTACGTGGAGTCCTAACTCCCGCGGTGTCAAACAAGGCCTTAACCTCGAACGTGGCAACCCTGACTACCTCAAGCGCACACAACCTTCTTGCGGGTGACGAGATCGTGGTGACCGGAGTTGACTCCACGTTCAACGGGACCTACACAGTTCTTACAGTTCCAACCACCGTCACGTTGACCTACGCTAAGACGGCGGCAAACGTTGTGTCAGCCGCGGTTAGCCCGACAGGCACGATCACGTTTGGTCCTGACATCCTGGAGATCGACACAAGAGATCACGAGGTTGCGCTAAACGGAGATGCAATTGGAAAGAG